GGAGGATCAGTTCCAACTCTGGTGACTGTTCCTCCAGATGCAGTCTTAATAGAAGCTCTTTTACCAGCGACACCCGTAACTTTTCCATAAGTACGAACGCCTTGATAAATCCAGCTAACCCTTACACCTTTTTTCATTCTTTCTTACCTTTTTTTTCATTTGTTTTTTTAGCTGGTTTGCCTTTTGCTTCAGACAATCTTTCAAGTAAAGATTTAGCCATGATTACTTTTTATAAGTTTTCTTCTTCTTTATAGCCTTTTTTGGTGTCTTTTTGCCATACATAGCTTTCACTTTTATAGATTAATCTCTTCATAGATTACACCACTTACAAAATCTTTTCTAAAATTTTTCATGTCTTTTGCTTTTAATGCCGCTTTTAAAAATTGGCCCCTTTGTCTTGGTGTCATTCTTTTGCTATTAATCAAAACAGCCAATTCACGACTAATATTAGGCTCATTTATTTTCATTTAATAACCCGCCTCATCAGCAACGACTAAAGCACCTCTATTTAATATAACCCAATAATCCTCTTGTAGACCTGTGATCCCTCCAGCGTTTGGAACCTGATACGCATCAATCCCTAAAGCACTTGCAGCTTCTCCAGTTGAATTAAAGGTTAAACCTGTCGCCTTCTCTGCTTTATCATTAATCATTTCTTGCCATTCCAACCATTTTGAATCTGTTCCCTCCATTGCGTCCGCCCCCTTTTGCCATCTAACCACCTTTGCATCTTTTTTAAATCCAAAGGCGGTCACTCTCTCTTTTTTTTGCAATATTGAAAGATCTTCGGCAACCTCTTGAAAAGCCCCTGTGTAGTTAGTGGCGTAAACTTCAGCCGTTGCTCTTGCTCGCTTTGACTGTCTAATAACCTCCTTACCTGTTGCATGATAATTTCTACTTGCTGCATAAGTTCCATTGCCATAAATGCCATTACCAGGAAAATGTTGGGCACCGTCTTGCCCTATGCCTTTAAATTGCAAAGCAAACTCTTTTTCTTTTACACCCCTATACAAAATTAAATTTTCACCATCTGCTGCTTTTAAGATGTCTTTTGAAGCTTGCAACTCTTTAAAGGTTTTTACTCTTTTTGGTTTGCTATTGAATCCTTGACGATCATATATGTAACCCATCGGAGTCGTATGATCAAAATCATTAACAGGTAAATCAGCTTTTAACCGTTTCCTCATTTGTTCAATATCAAACTGTTGATCCCTGATCGTGTCCAATTTATCTTCATATAAAGGATCTTTTGGATTTAAAGCTTTCTCTTTTAAAGCTAAATCCTTTTCATATTTTGAAAGGCTTGAGGACATTTCTTTTTTATTCAACTTCTTCAACGGTTGAGTCTTAGGCAGTAAAGGTAAGTTTTTTCTTCTCCATTGTTCTTTTATCTCAAAACGTCTTTTTTTTAAATACTTTAACCCTTCTTCTGCTTCCTTTAATTGTGTTTTTGCTTTTGCAACAACATTTGCACTCTTACTATTTCTAATCTTTCCAGCTTCCTCAATTTTCTTTAAATCTAATGTTGCCTTATTAAAATCAAAATCTTCCTCAAATAAATCATTGCTTTGTTTCTCAAACTTCTTAATATATTTATTAACAACAGGACTAGGTGCCTCTAGTATCTTTGCTTTTGGTTTAACCTTTGGTGTTACCTTCTTAGCTGCTTTTATATCACTAGGTTTACCATACTTTTTCTTCAATTGTTCCAGCGTCAGTTCTGTTCCATCGCTTCTAATAACCTGCCTTAAAGCATCCTTACCATTACTCTTTGCAGCTAAACGATTAAAATATTTTGCCTTTTCAAATCCTAAAGTTTTTATCTGCAATTCACCTGGCTCATATTTCAATAACTTGTCATTCGCTCCCCTTGCTCTTTGCTCATACAACCAATCACCATAAGAAACTTTCTGAGGGACTCGGCCAGTTTCACTTGGTCTTGTTGTGATCTTGGTCTCAGGTGGAGGTGTTAAACCTAACCCCTCATAATCAACAACAGGAACAGTTGTAGACCTGCAATTAAAATGCTGTGGAGGTGTTGGCCCCTTGTCATATCCAAATTTTTGCCCGTCTAATCTCTGACAGATTGAACTTGTTCTACTATCAAGCGTTGCCACATATTCATACTCTGGAGCAACATCCTTATTCGCAGCATAAACACTTTGACTAGCTGCATTACTAACTTGATTAATTGATGTTCTAACAATCGTTTTGATTTGATTGTTTGCAAGCTTTAATGGTTGGTTTCCTGCTAAAGCAAAAGCTCTTGTCCCCTCCTTTGCATATTCATTAAAATTCAAACGCCCCATTAATCGCCTTGCAATCTGCACATTCGTTTCACCTGATAAAACACCTTGCCTAATTGCTCCACCTAATCTTTCACTTGATCTTGCGGCTATCCCTCTAAATGCTTTCTCTACAGTTTCACCATTAGGCAGCGTCAACAATTCACCCCGTCTTGTTGTCAGTGCAAAATCTCCAGCCTTAAACTTTTTAAATTCTTCCTCTGGTCTTCCAAACAAGTTCAACCTTGTTGGATCTGTACTAACAACAGCATCACCAAAACCAGTGCTAACAGCAACGCTATTAATTGGAATATTCCCAGAAGCAACAACTTTCTTTAATTCATCTTCTATAAATTCAGTTTGTAATACTGCTAACCCTTGAAGCTCTTTTTTAAATGCTTTAGCAGATTCACCTGACCATGTATTTAAACTATCTTTCGATTGTTTAATAATTGCCCTTAGCCTTTTTCTTGTCTCAGGTGCAACAGCGTTAATTACCCCCTGCTGCCTAAACTCAATATCAACAAGTCTTTCTGCTGCTCTTGCAATAATGTCGTTATAAGCTCTTGCATATTGACCAGCAACAGAATTGCTATAACGGTTTAAATCAATAACCTCTCTATAAAACGCTTCTGGAGTTGACATTCATTAAGCCGCTTCAGTTGGAGCTGCATCCATCTCAATTAATCCCCCCGACTGCGTACTTTCCAACTCTTCCTCAACGTCAAAGTCATCTGCTAAGACTTCCCCAGATGAAAGTTGATCAAGCAATGTCTTTTGTGAAATAGTTCCAGCCGTATAAAGTTGCAACAAGCTTTGTATTTCTTGCGGCTCTAATCTTGCACTAACGAAATCACGATTAACAAAACTACTGCCAGCGTTAGGCTCATTCAAATACATGGAATGAAACCTCAAACAGTTATCAACTAAATCCTGCATCTGTTGAGCTAAGACCATAAGAGTTGCATCACTTTGGCTTCTATCAATTCTCTTGGCTTCTGCACTTTCACCAACCAATTTAGAACCCATTACCGCCGCTAATGAAAGCGTATTAATTTGCTTCTCAATATCGTTCAACCTTCTAAATTGACTGTCAAAACTATCTCCAGAAGGGCTTATATATTCTGCTCTTGATTCCTGCGGTAAACTTAACGCCTCACCTGGCCCTGCTGAAATCTCATCTGCACTAGCAGGAAACCCATAAAAAGCTAATAAAGGAACAGCCGAAACAGAAAGAATATTATCAAGATCAGATTGAATTTGATAATGCTTTAAATTTAATTCTGCTATGTCATACAACGGACTTCTAGATTCATAAGGCCCAACCCTATTTGCATAAGCAATAGAAAATGGAATTTCATCCAAGCTCATGGTTCCAGAGTCATGGATATAAAAATCACCCTTATCTTTTTTTCTGTGAATTTCAAAACTACCAGGCTCTAAAACTCTGATTTGTTCAACTGTCTTTTCTCCATATTTTCCATCTGGTTCAACAACTCTTTCAAGCAATCTAAGTTGAGATAATTTTCTGACACCTTCTACAACGTGCGTTCTCCATCCAAGAATATCTGACGGTTGATATGTCACCCAGTACGGTCTTGCCTTTTCTCCTTCTTTTGGTGCATCAACTAAGACACCAACATGACCAAAGCTTATTGCTTGCCTTGCTGTCTGATAAAGCCACACATTTAAATCATTACCATCAAGATCTACATCAAATAATTGCTCACGTACTAAATCAGAAACATCGTCAAGCCTTATTGGTTTTCTTACCAACATCCCTGACAACATTTTTTCAATTCGCTGCACAAATGGAACAACGGTTGACCTGCTAAGTCTGACATCGTAGCTATCATCTTGTTCTCTAGGTTGTTGCGGTAAGT